ATGGGGCTTACGGATATGGAGATACGGAAGGCAAAACCGGGGGAAAAGAGGTATGTTCTCCGGGATTCCGAAGGGCTTGCTTTACGGGTACATCCATCGGGTAAAAAGACCTGGATCGTGCGCTGCATGGTAAACAGAAAAAACCTGGCTAAAACCATAGGAGAATATCCTGCCATGGGTATTCGGGAAGCCCGGGTGAAAAGAAACGAGCTCCGCATGGAACTACAGCGCGGCGATACGGACGAGACGGGAACCTTTCGCACTCTCGCGGAAGAATGGTATAAGACAAAGGTGGAGCCTATTCGGGTACCTCGCCATGCCGAGACCGTATGGTCTCGGTTGGAGAGGCTTATTCTCCCATATCTTGGAGACCAATCCCCCCGAGCGATAACCGCCCCGGAGCTCCTTCACGTTTTACGCCGCATCGAGGCGCAGGGGCACATAGAGCTTGCACACCGGACATGCCAGATAGTGGGTCAGGTTTTGCGCTACGGCATCGCCACGGGGAAGGCGGAGCGAGATGTGGCGGCGGATCTCCGGGGCGCTCTCATTCCCAGGCAGGCGGAACACTACCCCACTATTACGGATCCCCGGGAAATAGGGGCGCTCATGAGGGCAATTCGGGGTTTTTCCGGGTCTCTTATCGTGCGTTGCGCCATGCTTTTCCAAGCGTATACGGCGGTTCGCCCGGGGGAACTGCGCCATGCGGAATGGAAGGAGATTTCCGGAGATCTCTGGAAAATCCGAGGCGAAAAAATGAAGATGCGGCGGGATCACCTGGTACCCCTTTCGGCGCAGGCTCTTTCAGTTTTACAGACCCTGCGCCCCATGACCGGGGAAGGCCCTTATCTTTTCCCCTCTTTCCGTACTCCTCAAAGGCCCTTTTCAGATGCTACCGTGAACGCCGCCCTGCGGCGCCTCGGGTATTCTCAAGACGAATTTACCGGGCATAGCTTCCGCTCCATGTTCTCCACCATGGCCAACGAAAACCAATGGCCATCGGACGTTATAGAAAGGCAGCTCGCCCACGTGGAAAAGAATGCGGTGCGAGCTGCCTATAACCATGCGGAATTTCTGGACCAGAGAAAGGATCTTATGCGCTGGTGGGGGGAGTGGTTGGACGAGCAACAGCGGAAAGATGCCTGAAAGCACATCGAACCTGGTGAGGGGTGAAAATTTTTGCCTTTCGCTGATTCCATGCGCAAACTTTCCGATATGCCTCTTCCTCGGTTTGTGCGGGGGAAGAAATTTCTTCCTGCTCCAAAAGGTTGGCATGGGAGAAAGAAACCCAGTGAACGGAAGAGAGGAGCTCCATTCCGTGGGGGGTTTCAAAACCACGAATTATCCCGGAGACTTTCCCCAAAACCTTGCTCTTTTCGGGGTTTTCCCGGAGTACCTTTTTTGCTTCGTTTATGGCCTCCGGGAGGAGGGTTATCTCTCTTCCCGGGTTGTTGTCATCTCCGCAACCCTCGATATAGTGTCCATCCATGTCATGAAGCATGTGAGAAAGATTCTCGGCATAAGGACCGTATGGCCCCGCAGAAAAAGCGAGCCCCATCTTCGCCCCGGCTTCTTCAAGAAAATATCCAAGCTTCTGGGCCTCTAAAAGGCTAAGCTCGTAATCCTCCCGGGAGTATTGGTGCATGGCCAAAAGCAAAAGTGCCTTTGCTACCGTGAGTTTCGGTCTTGCGGTGTTGATGGGCATGTCTTCGGGGTTTGGAGTTCCCGCTGGTTCAAAAACGAGCACATCGACATGGGGTATTTTTGCGAAAGCCTTTTCTATGAGAACCTTGACTTGCCCCCAATCCAACCCGCCGAGCCCACACCCCAGAGGGGGAACAGCAATGGACCTGATGCCCAGTTCTTGCACCACTTGGACAAGGTTTTCCAGCCCGTCACGGATATACCACATTTTTGAAGATTCTTTCCAATGGTTTTTTGTGGGGAAGTTGATGATGTATTTCGGGCTGAAGAGATGTTCCGATAACGTAAAGACAAAAACTTTTCCGGGGGTAATTTCTTTTCGGTCACAGGCCTTTTTGTAGGCCTTGAAGTTTTCGGGATAGCTTTTTTTGAATTGCAAAGCGATTCCTTTTCCCATAACGCCAACGCAATTAACCGTATTGACAAGAGCTTCCGCCTCAGCTTTCAGGATGTTTCCTCGTCGAAAAGTCAGCATGCCTTCCCCCTCCCTTCAAAACTTTAATAGTACCAGCTTGGCACAACTTCTATCGGAATGTTTGCAAATGATGAGTTTTGCAGAATGCCAGAAACTCTTTCTCTCATAGTATTATCGCAAGTGATTATCCTTCGCACAAGAGCAAAGGGGCACTTTTGGTAAACAAGAAATTCCGCCTGTTTTCTCCTTTTTATATCTCCATCATCCCTCGTGTCTTGCCAATACATGGCATAGATAGCCTTCCAGTCTAGTTTATCAAGATCCTTGAGATCATCGAAGAAAGCCGTAAACTTCTTGTTCGCCTGCCCATCGGAGAAAAGAAATAGCGGCATTGTCGGGGATTCGAAATCCTGAGCGCATAAAACGAGGTAGACGATCTCGCTTTGGATTCCTCTCTTGGAGTTGACATAGAGCATGGGGGAGCGAGGTCCGAAGTAGAAGGGGACATAATCGTGAAGGCAAGTGCTGGGGCAATCGCTGAGGTGATCTACGGGCATGGCGAACGTGCCTCTGTAGCCTTGTACCCCTTCATCATGAATAGGTTCGTAGGCCTGATTGGAAGGAGCATGATTTTTTGCGCATAAAACGCCATTTTTTATGATGGTCGAGAGATTGTTTATGTGAACGATGCGGAGTATCGGAGTCGGAACCACGACGCTGGAAACGGAGTCAATGTCATATATTTCTAATCCTTTAGGCAAAAAACCACCTCCCAGCTTTTGTTTGTTCAGAAGCTGGCGTCGTGGAGCCGCCAGTATTCGGGGGTGTCTTTGAGGTAGGGGTTTTCTTTGGCGTAGTCGATGGCTTGTTTCCCCGTAGAATTCTTTGGCCTTGCGTTGGCCCCGGAATTGAGAAGTATAGATATAATTTCAGGGTTATTTGAAAAACGTGCTGCCGCCATTAATGGGGTGACTGTTTGCATTTCAATATTGGGATTGGCTCCCATTTCGATTAACTTGGATACTATTTGGGGGGATTTGTTCGCTCCTACTGCGAGTAATAGTGGCGTAATGCCTCCATTGTCTCTTGCATTCACGTTGGGGGTTTCCTCAAGGATGTGCATTACGACACCATCATTCGGGTTAAAAAGTATGGCGCTCATAAGCGGCGTGCCCCCATCAATTGTTCTTGAATCAATGTTTGCTCCGTTTTGCAATAAAATAGAAAGAACTTTATAGTTCGGATTATTTGCAGCAGCATGATGAAGCGGAGTAAATCCATTTTTATCTCTTGCATTTACCGAAGATCCGGCATTAATTAGGGTTTGAATTATTTGCGGGTTTATGTTCCCAAAAGCTGCGGACATCAAAGGAGATATGCCTCCCGTAGTGGGAGCGTCTACTTTTGCCCCTGCTCTCAAGAGAAGAGAAATGACTTCGGGATTAGGGTTATTCCCTGTCGCTAATATCAGAGCAGAAAAATGCCCTTCAGGTGTAACTCTATTGACATCTCCGCCAGCAAGAATCAGCTCGGATAAAACATGATGATTTCTGTTCCCGTAAGCAGCGCACATTATTGCAGTGACACCTTTTTCGGACATGGCATTTACATTCGCCCCTGCCCGTAACAAGAAGGAAACGACTTCAGGGTTTGGATTGCTTCTTGTTGCAAACATGAGTGGGGTAAGTCCTTCGTAAGTTCTTAAATTTGGGTCAGCGCCTCCCCTTATAGCTTCAGCCACTTCGTTATATGTTCCATATGCGCATAGCTTGAAGAAATTTTCTTCCGAGGCGACTTGTTGCTCTGAGAGGATATATTCGAAAGGGTCTTGGAAGGGTGTTTCAATCGCTAGCGTTTCCTTTTTCCCACACGCAATAAGGGAAAGAACCAAGAAGATTACGCAAAGCTTTTTCATCACAATCCCCTCCTTGGCAAACTTTGAAGTGCCATGACCTCTCCGAGGATGGTGAGCCATTCGAGGTCTCGTTCTTCCCTGGTGATCAGGATGTCTTCATACTCGGGGTTTGCAGCCCGAAGGATTACCGAGCCATCCGGCTTGGGGAAGAAGTACCGGATGAGCCATCGTTTGGTGTTGCCTCCGTAGACCGCCAGGACTACGTCTCCGTTTCCCAGATCCGAGTAGGGTACCACCAGACAGAGGGCCCCATTCAGGATTCCCGCCTGTTTCATGCTATCCCCTTCAGCCTTGAGGCAGAACATGCCTTCCGTGTAGGTGATTCCCAGAGGTTCCAGTGCCCAGGGAACCATTTCCGTGGCGTAGGTTTCCAGGCATTCGTAACAGATTCCCTCTCCGCAGCAGGCCGCGAAGATTTCAGGGTCCAACAGCGGTACGGGGGTGAGGGCATATTTCCGGAAAGGTTCCGATCCTCCCTGGAGTTCCTTTCGTGCCATAATTCCCCTTTTTTCGAGGGCCTTCTCGATATTCCAGGAGGGGGCAAGATCCCTGACCAATCCCGGCCAATCCAGGCAGAGTCCCAGCATTCCCGTGGGGACGTCGTCGCTGTTCGCACTCCCCCACTCTATCTGTTCACGGGCTTGTTCTTTTGTAACCGGGGAGGGCATCCCATCCAGGAGTTCCGAGTAGGAGATTTTCAGGGCTTCCCGGATTTTTCCGAGAGCTTCGAGGGAGATTTCTTTTTCTTCGTTTTCCCATGCTTCGAGGGTTTCCGGAGAGGCGTCTATTTTTCGGGCGAGTTCTTCGAGGGTGAGACCGGCTTTTTGCCGGGTGGTTTCAAGCCGGGGACCGAGGGATTCCCCTAAAAGCTGTGCCACGGTAATGCCAAAAATCCTAGCAATCTTTTGTTTGTCTGTATCAGAGGGGTTCCGTTCTCCTGCTTCCCATCGATGGATTGTGCTTTTAGTGACACCAAGTTTTTCCCCTAACTCTACGGCGCTCATGTTTTTTTGTTGTCTCAGTTTTTTTAATCGTTTACCGATCATTCTTTTCACCTCTCTCCACAGTAAAGATACCACTTTTGCGACGTTTGAACAGTTGACATTTTTGCGCCTATCTCTCTTTTTGCCCCTTGCAAGTCGCAAAATTTGCGTTTATAATGGGCTTAAACAGGAAGGGAGGTTCCCGGTATGCGACTACGAGAAATAAGAAAGAAAAAAGGAGCTGATCCCGTGATGCTCGCTCATGCTTGTTCTACGTCGTTGAAAAATTTCTATCGATGGGAACAAAACCCCAAAAAAATTCGCGGAGCGAAACTAAAAATCATTGCGGATATTCTCCACTGCTCCATCGAAGAACTCCTAACGGAGTAGCAAAGAAAGGAAGGCATAACCATGAAAAGGAAAAATCGCATCCTCCACAAGTTTGGGATCCATCACGACGGAACCCGGTACGTCTTCAGCGCCTGGGGAATAGGGGCCTGGATCAGCCGAACCCTCGGCCCAATCGCATACAGGCACATCAAACGCTTCGGGACGGAAGAACAGAAAAAAAGCCTTTCGCTCTGGTGGGACTACGAAGAATTGGGAATCCTCACGGAAAAGGCATACGGCTACGAGCCGGGAAAAGTAGGGTTCCTGGCCTCCCTGGCAGCGGGAAGATTGGTATAGCCAATGCACATCGGGGAAAACATCCGGAAGGCGAGAGAGAGAAAGGAGCAAAGACAAGCTTCTTTGGCAAAAAGAATCAACACGGAGTAGGAAAAAGGAAGGTAGGCATAGCAATGGAAAACATGATGAAAGACAAACTCTTTGAGGCAATGAAGAAAGAAGGGCTTGCCCCCAAACGGAGGGAAGCCCTCGTAGCAGACGGGGATATGCACCGGTATCAAATTGATGGAGACCGCCCCAACATAAAAAACGGAGCCTATCAGGTCATCCCGGAAGAGAACATGGCGTGGTTCATGACCTTCCGGGAACAAAAAAAACACATCGTAACGTTTAGCGTTGAATCTCCGGAGGGGTAAGGGAAGCCCCCACAATCTGATCCGCAAACAGCGTAAGAGCGGGAAGTTTGAGCGTTGTTTTCAAGTCAAAAGTCTGGATCTCCACATTGTTCAACGAAATGGCCTGGGTTGTCCAGGGTTCGTACGGTTCTCCGGCAGGGCTTTGCTCGACAAGATTGCGTGCAGAGGAATACACATTATCAAGTTCTTTCTGGGTATCGGGTGAGAGGAGAGAGCTATCCGTACCATCGCTGCTTTTCAGGGGGAGTTCTCCCGATATGATCCCCGCTGGAGTAAGAAAAAATATGCGTTTCTCTTCGGTAAAGTGCCCTGCAGTCAAAAAAGAAAAAACGAGAGCTTCTTTTACGAGCATGAGAAATCTCCTTTCGGGAACTGAAAAATAATTAAGGCGGAACCATCCGGAAAAGTGTAGCACAAAATAAATAAAGGGGGGAAAAGCAATGGCGAGAATGGCCCTCAACCTTGAATACGGTTTGTATGAACGCGAAGGGAAACCCTTCTGTACAAGCCGCCAGGTAGCGGAAACGTTTGAGAAGAGGCATAACGATGTCTTGAGAGATATCAGAGAGCTTGATTGTAGCGAAGAATTCCGACTGCGCAATTTTGCGCAGACGCATATCACCTTCGAGATGCCGACCGGAGGTAAGCGGCGAGATCCTCAAATTCTTATGACCAAAGACGGTTTCATGTTTCTGGTTATGGGATATCGGGGCAAAAAAGCGGCAGCATTCAAAGAAATGTACATCGAGCGATTCAACAAAATGGAGATCTTCATAGAAAGCCTTCTTGCCGCCAGGATGGAACACCCGGCCTTTACCGAAGCCGTAATGCTTGCCCACGACGAGCCGAAAAGCTACCACTTCATAAACGAATCCGACATGATCAACCGCTTGGTATTGGGGGTATCGGCGAAGCAATTCCGAGAAACCCGGAAAATGCAGAAGGGCGAAAGCATTCGTCCATACGTAAAGGAAGAAGAAATTTCTACCATCGAAATGCTGCAAAAGGTGGATATAGGTCTTTTGGCCGTAGGGATTTCTTACGAAGAAAGGAAAACCATTCTGCGGAGCTACCTGAAAAAATGGAAGGACAGATCCAGAGGGAAGGAGATTGCATCATGACTCTTGAAGCCATGATCTCTGAACAGTTTACATCGAGGCTTGTGGCGGAGGCGGTGCCTCTCGTCAAAGATCTTTTGCGGGAGCAACTGGAGATCCTCCGGAAGGAGCTGCTTCCCCCGAAAAACATCACCGCCAAGACGGCGGCGGAGATGTGCGGTGTGAGCCTTTCGTCCTGGTACGACCTTGTGAATGACGGATACGCCCCGAAGCCAATCCCCTTGAGCGATACGCTGAAACGCTGGGATTTGCGGGAGGTGGAAGCGTATTTGGAAGCCCGGAAAGCTCTCCGGGAACGGGAAGTTTCTTAATAGGAAAGGAGCAATGATTATGCAGGCAATCTGGATCGTAGTGTACCCCGTGCTGGGGCTGGCGTTCTGCTGGGGTTTCCTCCGCACCGCCGTGGAGATTCACGAGTACCATATCTGCCGGAAACACACGCTGTTGAGGAAACGGGCAATCCGGGCGATCCGGGGAGGTATGTAGATGCGCCTTTACCGGAACGATGCGGGGGCGGAAAAAGAGAGAAGGGCTCCCCAGAAGAGGAGCCCCCGCACTATAGGCAAGACAAAGGCGTTGCAGCGCCTTGATTCATTGTACCCTGCCCGCGGCGGATCGTCAAGCAAAAGCGACAAAAGGATTGCACGATGAATCACGATCCACGCGAGATAGTCCAGAAACTTTTGGATGCCATGCGGGAACACGGTCTTGCCCCTTCGCCGGGGCAGGATCTTTTCCCGGATGGCCTTTTGCATCGCTATCATATCGACGGCGATAAGCCCCGGACGAAGAACGGGGCGTACCAGATTTTTCTCGACGATCACCCCGCCGCCTGGTTCAAGAGCTGGCGGGATCCGGATGCGACACATACGGTTTCCCTGCACTCCTCTACCCTGACCACGCACCAACGGGAACAGATGCGGGAAGCCCTGGAAGAGAAGAAGCGGGAGCGCTTGGAGATTCAGGCGGATCTGGCCAGACGGGCGGCGGATGAGGCGCTGCACTTGTGGTTTCAGGCCGGAGAGCCCCGGGGGGAGAATGAGTATCTTATCCGGAAAAAGATTCCTCCTTACGGTTTGCGGCAGTACGGGGATGCCCTGCTGGTTCCTCTGGCGGATGTTTCCGGGAAGCTCCAGAATTTGCAGCAGATTTTCCCGAACGGAGGAAAACGCTTTCTGAAGGGCGGAGCCGTGAAGGGGTTTTTCTGCTTTCTTACGGGAGCTACGGGATCGAGCGGGGCTGATCCCATCCTATTATGCGAGGGATGGGCCACCGGGGCTACCCTCCGCGAGGCTACGGGCTGGCCCGTGGCCTGTGCGATGAATGCGGGGAATCTTTTGCCCGTGGGTACCGTGCTCCGGGCACGCTATCCCGATAGGGACATTATTCTTTGCGCAGATGATGATTGGCCTGGCCCCAAGATTATGGCCGCCCTGGGGGCGAAGAGTATGACCCTGGAGGATCTGGACCTTGCGGAGACGGGGATTTCGCGGCATTCTCTCGCTCTCTGGACCCGCACGAGGACAACGCCCCCTCCGAGCGTCCGGGAGAAGCTCGCGGCTCTTCTGGATATTCAGAAGGTGAAGCTGGGCAATCCCGGCATAGAAAAGGCGCAAGCCTGTCTTCTCCCCCTTGGAGGGGTGATGGCGGAGCCCCCGTTCGGGGTAGAAGACCCCGGCACGGATTGGAACGATTACGCCGCTTTGTACGGTACGGCGGCAGTAAAGGCGCACCTGGAGAAGGTTCTGGAGGATCACCGGGCGGCCAAGGGGGCACAGCAGGAGGCTTCTGCGGGAATCCCCTCTCCCTGGGAGATTTTTCCTTCGATGTACATTACCTCGAAGGGCAAGCCTCTGGGGATCATTGAAAATCTTCGGGCTCTTTTTGCACACTTCGGCATTAAATGCCGTTATAACCAGGTGACGAAAGATCTTGAAATACTTTCCCCGGGAGAAGACGCTCAGGGAGATATTGCGGAAAATGCGGCCTATGCCCGGGCGGTTTCTCTGGCGGCGAAGGTGGGCTATCCTACCCAGAATCTGGGAGATTATCTCTATGCCCTGGCGGAGGAAAAGGAGTACAACCCCGTGCGGGAGTGGATTCTTTCTTCTCCCTGGGATGGGGTGGAACGGCTTTCCCTTTTCCATGAGACTCTCATGGCTTCTTCCGGCTTTTCAGAGAATCTGAAAAAGACTCTCATGACAAAGTGGCTTACCGGGGCGGTGGCCGCCGCCTTCATGAACAAAGGCTTTTGTTCTCGGGGAGTGCTCGTTCTCCAGGGCCCCCAGGGGATAGGTAAGACGAGCTGGTTCCGGAACCTCGCTCCCCATGAAAACGGATGGATCGGGGAAGGACGTATTCTGGATCCGGCGGATAAAGATAGCGTGCATAGTGCCGTGTCGTATTGGATTGTGGAGCTCGGGGAGCTTGAGGCAACATTCAAGAAGGCCGATCTTGCCCGATTGAAAGCCTTTATCACGAATCAGGCGGATAAGATCCGCCTCCCCTACGGCAGAAAGCACAGTACTTTTGCACGGCGCACGGTGTTTGCGGCAAGCGTGAACGATACACGCTTTCTTCTGGACGACACGGGGAACTCTCGCTGGTGGGTGATCCCGTGCAATAACATCAGTTATAACCACGGCATCAATATGCAGCAGCTTTGGGCGGAGATTTACCATTGCCACTATCGCCCCTTTGAAGAAAAGGATGGACGGCAGTATTTGTGGTGGCTCTCTCCGGAAGAAGAAGCACAGCTGGCAGAATACAACCATGACCACGAAGCGGAAGATCCCGTAGAAGAGGCCATTCTGAGCCTCAACGAAAAGCTCGATCTCGAAGCTCCCCCCTCGATATGGGTTGAAAGAACTGCCTCTGAGATGCTTCAGAAGTGCGACAGAATACCGGTAACCAGGTCGAACGTGACGAAAGCCGGGAAAGTCCTGCGGAAACTTTACGGAGCGCCCAAAAAGACCAAGCGGGGCAATGTTTATTTCATGCCCCCCGCAAAGAACGACGTCTACAGTTTATACCGGCAATACTAGAAGCCAGATGTCGTTTTACAAAAAAATAGATTAAAAGAACTTTGAAAATTGCTTTCATTGTTAATTTTTTGCGTTTTTCCGGGTGGAACCTTTTGAGGTTCCACCTAGGTTCCACCCCCCAGGTTCCACCACATCAAACCCTTATAAACACAGGGCGTACCCCCCCTATGGTGGAACGTTGGAACCTAAATAGAGGAAAAAGAGATAAGAAAAAAGAGGGGGAAAAGGGAGGCTCCGGGAGCCTCTAATATGAGCCTCATTTCATGGAAGTGTATGAAAATGACGTCACAGGTTCCACCTTTGTCACCATCCCTTGCGATGACTGGCTTGAAGGTGGTGGAACCTCGGGTGGAACCTCGGGATAAGAGGGGAAGACGAAAGGAGAGGGGTATGTTGAAGGATGGCGGCGCGATTCTTTGGGTACGTGAATTGGATGAAACGGGAAAATTTTTTAGAGTCTTCCATCCAGAGGGATGTTGTGTCTGTTACGTCCCGAATACGCATCGGTGGGCGGAATTCTTTTCGATTCTTCTTTCCAGAACTCCAGCCTTTTTGAACGAGCTTGTCGAACAAAGGAGCCCCTTGATACCCGCCCTTATAGAGGAACTTGCCGGAGGGAATGAACATTCCCGGGAGGTAGCGGTAAATCTCGAAGATCGGAGTCGTGAATGGAGGCGGAAAGATGATCTGCAATAATTTCCCAAGATCCGAAGGAATCAAGCACGATCTCGGAAAACTCCGCTACGATCTCATCCCCCCGGACGCTCTGGAGGAGCTCGCCCGGGTCTATACCTTCGGAGCGGGCAAATACGGAGACCGGAACTGGGAGAAGGGTCTCCGCTGGGGAAGGGTTTTCGGAGCGGTTTTTCGGCATTTTATCGCCTGGGCGAAGGGGGAAGACCGGGACGAGGAGACGGGATTGCATCCTCTGGCCCATGCCGCCTGGGGGTGCCTGACTCTGCTTTCCTATGCCAAGCGCGGCATCGGTGAGGATGACCGCCCTTCGAGCAAGACCGCCCCATCCCCCGGTGGGCGAGGTTGTAGCTGCCATGAGTAAGATGGACAGAGGGTTCCGGCCTCTCAGCAGACACGAGAATGCGCTTATTGTCTCCCTCCTGGAGCGCTACGAATCTATGGAATCCGAGCTCCACGCCCTGAACGCCGCCTATGCCCGCTCAGCCTATGCCGCCGTATCCCTGGGGGGATCTCTGGCGTGCGGAGGAGAAACTCTGCCTATCCAGGAGAGGATTCTCACGCAGAAGGAGAGCGATCCCCGGCTTCGGATGCTCCAGGATTTTACCTCCGAAATCAAGCGGGTATTGAGCGTTCTTTGCCCGGAAGAGCGGGAGGTGGTAACGCTCATGTATCTACATGGCCTCTCCGCCCGGGAAATAGCCTCCAGGCTGTGCATGGTGCCGCGCACCGTCTGGAGATATCGCAATAGGGCCTTTGCCCGCCTGGGGGCGGATCTCCTCCCGGTGATAGCGAGGTATGACTGGCGATGACGTTGACGGAGAGATGCCTGGAGGCACTGACGCATATAGGAAGAGCCGCCACATCTGCGGATATAGCCCTGCTCGCCGGGCTGAATTCTGTCCAGGTGAGCGTTCTGCTTAGGAATTACTCGAAGAAACATGGATATATCGGGATGAGCTATGGAGTCGGGCACGGTGGGGGCGGGAAGGTGGCGTTCTTTTATTTCCGAAGCTGGAGGAAGAGACAACGGGAGCCCCGGAAACTGCTTTTCCGCCCCTTCGGGGATCCCATGGAAGCGCGTTGGCACAGGCGGAAGATTCCGGAATACGGATGCGAAGCCTGGGCGGAACTGGTCAACAGGGATCCTCTGGATCTTTTGTTGAAACTCGGGATGACGGAAGGGGCGTAATTATGACTACCACCACTACCACCATGGAATGCAGGGAGTTCCTGGATCTCGGCTTGCTTTTGAGGATTCGGAGCGCCTTGTTGCGGCTCTTGGCGGCGGAACGCCTGGAAGGGCGGGATTCTCCCCCCTTCCGAAAGGCTCTTGCGGACCTCCGCCTTCTGGCACAGGAGATGGAAGCTCTTGATTTCTGATGACATTTGTCAACATTATGTGATGAATGTGGAACGGAGGAGGAAAACTTATGAGCCTCGCAAACATTTGCATATGGCTGGGGGTGGCTCTTGTGCTCGTTGTGGCAGCCCTTTGGGACATGTATCGCCGGTGGAGGAAGACTCTCAGATGGCTTGTGGCCGAGAGCAAGGAAAACAGAGAACTGAAAGTATATTTGCGCGAGCTAAAACGGAATTTTGACGTGGTTTGCGAGCAAAGAGACAAAATATGGGACGATTACGAAAAACTTAGGAACTCGTGGTTGATTCCAATTACCGAGGAGGTTAAAAAGTGAAGAGAGTAAAATTTATGGTAGGTATAGAGGGCTTAGGTGTTCTGTGTGAGGTACTTAACGCAGAGGATTTATGCCCTTCAAATCCGAATAGCGAGGACTTGAGCGAAAGGTATGAAGCCGACATGTATTCCTGGGGGGATCCTAAGATTTTTTGGGATGTGCAAGAAGCTGGTGAAGATGAATCTCTCGGGGTTACGAGCGTAAAGTTGTCACAGGTGTGACACGAAAAAGGTGCTATACTCTTATCATCGCAAGAAGCATGCGAAACAGCACGAAAAAGCCCCTTTCTCTCCCCCATTGAGAAGGGGCTTTTTTCGTGCGCTCCGGTCGGTTCTTGTCTGGTGAAAAGCCTTGCAAATACAGGATTCCCCTGTAAAAATCCCCTTGGAAAAGGAGGCCATGAGATGCCCTTACTGAGAGGCGAGCACGAACGATTTTGCCAGGAATACATCAAAAACTATGACAGCATAGCCGCGGCAAAAGCCATATACGGACAGCAGAATTACAACTCCGCCCAACGGCAGGCCCACCGCCTCCTCCGGAGGGAGGACGTGCAGGAACGCATCCGGGAGCTTAACGATAGGATTTGCGAGGAGGTGGGGCTTTCCCGCCACCTGGTAGTCCGCCAGATCGTGGCTATCCTCAAGGCGGATCCCCGGAAGATCGCCCGGTGGGCTCGTACTTCCGGGCGTTTCGGAGGAGGCGACGAGGAGGACGAAAGATCCGGGCAGAAATTTCTGTTTGACATGGAGACGAAGGGTTCCGCAGAGCTGGACGACGAAACCGCCGCAGCCATAGCGGAAATAGAGACCACGAAAAGCGGCATCAAGATCAAGACCCACAGCAAGACCGCCATCCTCAAGTTGGCCGCAGAGATCACCGGACTTTTGACTACTCCCGCCGCAGGGACCGAGGACGATCCTCTGCACGTGGCCCATCATACCGGGATTGCTCTTCTGCCGGATCAGGAGGAGATATCCGAATGACCACCGAAAGCAACCGCACGCAGCGCACCCGTTGTCAGGTTTATTCCCGGGTGGTGGGTTTTCTTACCCCTATTTCTCAGTGGAACAAGGGAAAGCGCGAGGAATGGGGAGATAGGGTTACGTTCGATCCGGACCGCTCGCATCTTCGGGAAAAATGAGGAACGTTATCTGGCAACCGAACCCCGGTCCCCAGACGGAATTTCACCGCCGGGGAGAGTACGAGGTTCTCTATGGAGGAGCCGCCGGGGGGGGCAAATCGGATGCTCTACTCATCGAGGCCCTTCGTCAGGTCCATGTTCCGGGATATAAGGGTATCCTCTTCCGCCGGAGCTTTCCCGAGGCGGAAGAGCTGATTGCTAAAAGCATGCTCTACTACCCCCGCATCTTCCCCCAAGCCCAATGGATTCGCAGCAGGAAAGAATGGAGGTTCCCGTCCGGGGCCTCCATTCGTTTTGGGTACCTGAAATCCCTGGGGGATGAGCTGAACTATCAGGGCCATGAATATCAGTACATCGCCTTCGACGAACTCACACACTTTCCCGAGAGCCAGTATTTATACCTCTTTTCTCGCTGCCGGACCTCGAATCCCGCTCTTCGGTGCTACATCCGAGCCGCCACGAACCCCGGCGGTCCGGGGCATCTCTGGGTAAAGCGGCGCTTCGTGGATTGCGCCCCTCCTCGGGAAACCTTTCGGGATCCCTCCACGGGACTTACCCGGGCGTTCATTCCGGCGCGCCTTCAGGACAATCCCAAGCTCCTTGAGGTGGATCCGGAGTACGTCAGCCGCCTCATGATTCTTCCGGACGCCCAAAGAAAGGCGCTCCTGGAAGGCGATTGGGACGCCTTCGAGGGCATGGTGTTCAGCGAGTGGAGCAAGGAGAGGCACGTCATCAAGCCCTTCGATATCCCCCCCACCTGGCACAAATGGCGGGGGCTGGATTGGGGCTTCGAGGCTCCCTATGCCTGTCTTTGGATGGCCTGCAACAACGACGGACAGGTCATCGTTTACCGGGAGCTCTACGGCATGCAGGATGGCAAGCCGAACCAGGGCACCCGGGAAACCGCCCAGGAAGTGGCGGCGCGCATCCGTGCAATAGAGCTCGCCGCAGGAGAGGAGATCTACGGCAGGGCGGACCCCAGCATTTGGGCATCCTCGGGGCACCAAGGCCCTACCATCTACGAGAGTTTCGCCTCGGAGGGAGTGCACTTCCAGAAGGCGGACCATCGCCCGGGTTCCCGGCTCCACGGGAAGATGCAGATCCACCAGCGCCTTCGGGGCTGGCGGTACGGCACTCCGGAATGGAAACCCGCCCTGCTTATCTTCGATACCTGTTCGCATCTTATCCGCACTCTGCCCGCCCTTCCTCCGGATCCGCACCGCCCGGAGGATATCGACACCAAGGCGGAGGATCATGTATACGACGCTCTCCGCTATGGATTGGAAGAGCGGCCCTGGACTCCGCCCCAGGAAGTTTCCCCGAACCGGGACGGATGGGCCGATATCTGGGATGACCACAAAGGAGGTGATGCCGCATGGCAAGCCGTGTAAAGGACAACGCCGCTACCGTATCCATGGAATGCTTTCTCCCCGGAGGTTCGAGATGGACCGCCGTGCCCGTGGACGTGCCCGCCCCCGGAATTCTGTACGGATCCCGGGGTAACGAGGGGATATATCTGCTTCCCCAGGTCGTAGCTCCTGGCAGGAACCTGGTACTCATGTACTCCTCCACGCTGACCCGCCTTATTGCTGGGGATGATGCAGGAACGATAGTTCCCGTATCTTCGGAGGAGCCCAAGCCCAGAACGAAGACGAAACGGATTGAAGCTCATGCCGACGCAGAAGACGAGTAGTTTCCATGAAATACGGGACTGGTTCCGGTCTGCCGTTGCCGCGAATGCCTCCTGGAGGGAGGCGGCTCTGGAGGATATCGAGTTCTACGCCGGGGAGCAATGGGACGAGGCTTCCCGGGAGGCTCTCAACAAGGCCAAGCGCCCCGCCATAACCATCAATCATATCCGGCCCCTCATCAACCTCCTCAGCGGCTACCAGCGCCTCAACCGCTACGAGCCGGACTTTCTCCCCCGCACGGGGGACGATGTGGAAAAGTGCAACGTCGCCAAGGGGATTACCAAGTATTTGTTCGATACCAACGAGTTCGATTATGAGGAGTCTCGGGTTGCCCTGGATGCGTTTCTGACCGGTCTGGGGTGGTTCTATCTCTCCTACCGGGACGGGGAAATCTGCTTCAAGCGCGTGTCCCCCTTCAATGTGTACCCCGACCCGGAGAGCCGGGAGGAGGATCTTTCGGATGCGGAGTGCATTCACTACGCCCGCTGGACTTCGAAACGCACTCTCAAGAGGCATTTTCCGGATCATGCCGATGTCATCGAGCTTGTGGTGGCTCGGTACGATGCGGACGAAGGCGGGGACCACCTCGGAGAGGATTCTCTCTGGTACTCCGCCGAGACGAAGAAGGTCCGGCTTATCTCTACGTGGTACCGCTCCTTCCGGGAAGAGAAGATCTGTTCCTTTCCCCCGGAATTACAGCTCCCGGACACTCCCTTCGAAGAGGTTCCCCCGGAACTTCGGGAGCTTGCCCGAATCCGCACCGAGAGCCGGGAAGAGATTCGGGTGGCGTCACATATCGGGGATCTCCTTCTGGAGGATGTGCCGTCCCCGTATTCCCACGGGAAGCTTCCCTACATCATGGTTCCCGCTTATTGGCTTGGCGAGGGGGATACCCCCGCCGGAGTCGTGCGGGATCTCAAGGATCCCCAGAGGGAGATGAACAAGAGACGCAGCCAGCTCCTGCACATCATCAACACCATGGCGAACCGGGGATGGCTGGTGAAGAAGGGCGGTCTGGATTACGCAAACAAGACCAAGCTCGAAAAGCAGGGCTCCACTCCGGGGGTGGTCATCGAGTACAACGAGACGGGCAGTGCTCCGGCTCCGTTTTCCACCGATACCATCCCCTCGGGATTCTTCCAGGTGGACAAGCAGTATCAGGAGGATCTTCAGAACATTTCGGGGATCAACGAGGCCATGCTGGGTACGAACGTTCCCGCATCGGCCTCGGGACGTGCCCTGGAACTGCGTCAGCGTCAGGCCGTCACCAGCCTGGCCATGCTCTTCGACAAGCTCAGAATGGCGAAAAAACGGCTCCTGAAGCAGCTCTGGGGAGATCCCAAACACCCCGGACTCCTGCCACAGTTCTACCGGGAGCCCCGGGTATTTCGCATCGTGGGGGAATCCGGGCAGCCTGATTTCGTCCCCGTCAACCAACCCCAGGAAACCGTGGATCCCCGAACGGGCATGGCGGTACAGCAAATCCTCAACGATCTTTCCACCTTCGAATTCGATGTCGTGATTTCGGACACCCCCGCCACGCCGAGTCAGAGAGTGGCGGCCTTTTACGCCCTCCTGGAGATGGCAAAGGCGGGGCTCCCGGTACCTCCGGACGTTATCATCGAGGCCTCGGATCTGCCCCAGAAGGAGATGCTGAAAGAACGTCTCATGCAACAGCAGCAGATGGAGATGCAAGCCCGGCAACAGCAATCCCAGGGAATGCCTCCGGGACAGCCCGGAGCGCCGCCCATGGGGCCGCCTTCTCCGAACCTCCCGGATATTCTGGCGGGAGCCCGGGGAGGGTAAGAACTCGGAACGTTCCGAGAAAGAGGGTTTTCGTAACCCTGTACAGAAAATGGTGATATGCGGAAAGCGCATCTCACCATTTTGTATATTCGAAAGGAGCGAGGCAACGTATGGATAGTCACGAGGACATGACCCAGGAAGATTACGCAGGAGTGGAAGAAACCCTGAGTGCTCTGCTGAAACAGCAGGATCCCCAGGAACCCCAGGAGGAACCGGAAGCTCCCCCCGCAGAAGAGGCCCCCCCGGAACCCCGGCAGCCGGACCCGATACAGGAGCGCCTCTCCCAGTACGAGCAGAACATGCAAAGGCTCTACCAGAACGAGTATCAGGCCGCCCAGACCATCCGGCAGCAACAGGCGGAACTGGCGGCTCTGCGGGCTCGGATGGAACAGTTCCAGCCCCCCCAGAAGTCGGACAAGCTCCCGGAGGATCCCATGGAGCGCCTGGTGGAGGAGCGGGTGCGGGCTCGAATGGAACGGATGGAGGAGGAATTCAAGCGGCGGCATCAGGAGGAGATAGCCCCCATCCAGCAGACCCTCCAGCAGCAGCAGGCCATGAGTGCATGGCAGCAGAGAGCCCAGCAGTCCCAGGAGGCGGCCCGTCAGCGGTACAAGGATTACGACGACGTGGCTCTGCTCGTCGTGCCCTGGCTCCAGCAACAGCAGCAGAGAGCGGCTTTGGGAGACCCGAACGCCCAGGCCATGCTCAACATGGTTACCACGTCCCCGGATCCCGCAGAGGTGCTCTACACTCTGGGGCTCCGGTTCCGCTTCGAAGCGGAGAAGGCTCAGGCGAAAAATCGGCCCGCTCAGCCTCCGAAGGCGCCTGGGGCGAAGGTCTCGCCCGCCGGAGACGGCAAGGAAATTCAGATGCCCCGGGGGGCCGATATCCCCGGCGGATCCGGCGGCGGATCGGAACTTGACCTGAACAATCTGACCAGCGCTCAATGGAGCAAGCTCCCGGAGGATGTCCGATCCCGGATCCTCCGAGGAGAATAACCGAACCATATAAGGAGAGTGAATCATGGCTACCACCAAGTACCCCCCGAATTTAGTCCAGCGAGCATGGGCTCTGGACCTCTGGAAAGAGGTTATGGACGAGATCTATTTCAAGAAGTTCATGTCCGAGGGATCCGACAGCGTCATTACCATGAAGACGGATCTGAAGACCAAGAAAGGCAACAGCATCACCATTCCTTTGCTGATGAAGCTTCAGGGTACGGGCATTGCGGGAGATGCGACGCTGGAGGGCAACGAGGAGGCCCTGACCTACTACGACATGGAAGTGACCGTAGGCCAGCGCCGCCATGCGGTGCGGTCCGAGGGTTCCGAGGAGGAGCAGAAATCCCAGCTCGATTTTCGGAAGAATGCGAAGTCCGCTCTCAAGATCTGGATGCAGGAGCTCATTGACGGTTCCATTTTCTCGGCTCTCTGCTCCGCTCCCTCCCCGAATCGTCTTCTCTTGCCCACGGGGTGCTCTGCGGTTTCGGACATTACCGCCAGCGGCAAGCTCACCACTACCATGATCCGGCTCGCCAAGCTCCGGGCGAAGATGGCAACTCCCAAGATCCGCCCGGTGCGGGTGGACGGCAAGGAGTATTACATCCTGCTCGTCAACCCCTATGCGGCGGACGATCTCAAGCAGGATGCCACGTGGCTTCAGTCCCAGCGGGAAGCTGGTATCAGGGGAAAGGAGAACCCCATCTTCTCCGGAGCTCTCGGCGTCTACGACGGGGTGATCCTCCACGATCACGAGAATGTGCTCCTCGCCGCAGACGGGGCTTCCGGGGCTCAGGTGGCCTATAACGTGCTGCTCGGAGCCCAGGCGGGAGCCTATGCGGTGGCAAAGGAGCCCTTCTGGAAGGAAAAGGCTTTCGATTACGACAACCAGAAGGGCGTGGCTACCGGGTTGATCTACGGAGTCCGGAAGAGCGCTTTCAACGGCGAGGATTTCGCGGTCATCACGTGTCCCACCTCGGCGGCGCTGCGGTAAAGGAGGCAGAAGAAAATGAAGAAATTTGCAGTTGTACTCCTGGTGCTGCTCTTCGCTCTCCCGGCTTTGGCGGCGGTCCCCCCGGGAATTGAAGCTCTTCGGGGATATCTCATCACCGGAGGCGGCAATGCCGAAGAGTTCGTGAGTTTCGTGAAGGGGCAGTACGGGGACTACACCTTTACGGTGGTTCCCGAGGTCGCCACCGTGACCAGTCCGGATCTGAACGAGGGGCCGGTTCTGGTTCCCGTGACGGTCTCCCTCGTTACCGCTGACGGAGAGCTTCACCGCTGGTATAACGGCCCTCTCAAGATCGCCGTGAGCGATGATGATTCTACCGGCGCGGCTACGTTGTCCCCCGCCACCACCACTCCCACCATGACGAACGGACAGTATACGGTGCTGCTGGTTTTTTCTGACGCCGCCTGGACCGTGGGAAAGAAGGCGTGGATTACCGCTTCGGATCCGGATACCACGGGGTTCGGAGGGTGGCCCGCCGGCGACGTGGCCGGGTATGTGGCTGTTGTCAGCGGCGATATCTAGGCGAAGGAGGGGGCGGGGTTCCCGCCCCCTCGTCCACACTACAGCAGATCGGAGGTTGCCATGAGTACCACCACTTCGTTGCTCCTGGCCTTGCGGGTAAAGCTTCGGGATCTGGGGGAAACCTCGTACTCGGATTATGAGCTCCTCCGGAAGCTGGAGGAGGGAGACCGGGAGATCCGCCGTCTCGCGGCGATCTACAAGCCCTCGTTTCTGGCGGTGCCCTATGCGGGGACGTGCGTTCCCGGAGAACGCCTCGTGACCATGCCGCCCCATACGCTGCTCCTGGAGGTGGTTCTGGATGGAAAGCCTCTGGAGGCTATCGACATGGACGAATTCGCCGCTCTGGCGGGCACGTCCCCCGGCAAGCCCCGGAAATTCACCCCCTTCGGAAAGGTGGCCTTTCGATTTTCCCCCGCCCCGGATCTGGCCTATGTATTCGAGGCATGGCATGTCCCCACCGCTGCCCCCCTGGTGAGGGACGAGGAATTGCCCTGGCCTTCGGAGTTCGACGATCTCCTTTTGGACTATGCCCTGGTGCGGATTCAGGGCAAGGATGGCATGGAATTTTTCGCAAAATGGCATGATGAGGTGGTGCAGCTCCTTTCGGGCTCTCCGCCCCGTCAGACGTTGGTGGAAGGGTACTTCCGGGAGGGATAGCCATGACGTGCGCGGAATTTATCGAGCACCTTCTCCGGCCCCGGGTGCACGATCCGGATAAGGCGGGATACTCGGACGAGGAGCTGCTGTCCGTGGTGGAGGCGTCGCTCCTCCACCTGTATGCCACTGCGGGAGCTTCCGGAAAAGGAACCTTCGTCAAAGACCATACCGTAACCCATTACGGACAAGTACCCGCAGATTTCGGGGGTTTTTGCGGGCAATATCCCATCCGGCAGCAACGGGGGCGGTTTTACCTCCTGACGGAAGAAAGCTCCCTGGATGTGCGCTATAATCCCGCCCCTCCCCAGGGGCTCGGCCTGGACTCCGAGCTCCCGCTCCCCGGGCGATTTCTTCCCCTGCTTTTAGACGTCGCCGCCGTGCGCGCCCTGAACCGCAACGAATTCGACACAACCCAGGATCAGGCCGTGGCGAATGCCCTTCTTGAAGGCGTGGCGGGGATGCTGGAGTAATCCATGGCCTACTTCGACCGTCATGCTAACGACTTCCGCCAGACCACGCAGCTCCGTTTCGGGGATTTTTCCGGAGGGGTGAATACCTCGGTATCTCCGGAGTTCCTCCAGGCGAACGAGCTTGCCGAGGGCCGGAACTGGGAGTACGAACATCTCTCCGGGGCTATCCGGGTACGGGACGGCACGGAGACGAAAGTCTCTCTCTCGGGAACCCCCACGGCAATCTTCTGGGCTCCCGTGTTCGAGCGGTATCTGGTATCCGAAACCGTGGGAACCGAACATAGGCTTTACGCGGTGCATCCTGCGGGCTGGACGGAGACTCTCGTAGGAACTCTTTCGGGAAAGGAGCCTCCCATGTTCGCTCCCTTCGGAGATAACGGGGAGATTCTCCTCGCTTCCGGAGGGGCGCTCCAGCAGATCTCTTTCGATCCCGAAAGCCCCACTCCCTGGACCCTTGCGGCCGTTACCGCTCTCTCGGGATACGAGGCGGACGCCTATTCCAACGTGCAGGAAGATTGTAACTACGTGTGGACCCGGAACGGGCATATCGGAGTGGCCGCCACGAGCGGGGATATCATCCAGTATTCCGGCCTCGGAGACCCCGCGAAATGGAACTGCTCCGCCTCCGGAGCGGATCGGGCGTATATGTTCGAGGTGGGGTACAAGGAGGGGTTCCAGACCGTGGCGGTGGCTCCTCTCTCCACGGATCTCCTCGTGTTCAAGGCCGCGCCGGACGGATCCGCCGGAGTGGCATACCGCGCCATAGGGGATCCCTGGGATGATACGTTCTCCCTCGTGGCACAGAGCCATGACGCGGTATGCGTGGCTCCCCGGGGGGCCATTGCCGTGAAGGATGAGGCGTTCTATCTCGACCGCCGGGGGCTCCTGGCCTTCGGGGTATCCGCATCCTATGGAGATGTGGCCACGGTGGAGCCAGGGCAGAAGTGCAATTCCGCCCTGGCGAAGGCCGCCACCTGGGACGGCTGGTGCTACTCCTCCCTGACGAAGCGGGTGGTGCTCATCAATCCCGATAACGGGGATACCCTGTATGCCCTCTCCACGGTGACGGGAGGCATCTTCCCCTGGGTCTATCCCTGGAGCGTCACCGGGGCATGCGATAACGGATCCCGCATCGTGATCGTTTGCGGGGACGGAAAGCTGCGGGAAATCGGAGAGGGATACTTTACGGACGATGGCGAGAATATTCATGCCATCATCCGGACCGGCACGAGCTCGAATATTTCTCCGTATTGCGTCAAGAGCCTTGGTGCGGGATTCGTCACCGCCGAAACTGCCGTGGGGGAAATCAAGATGGGTAAGGTGATTCGCCCCTGGACGACCTCCGCCGGCGGAGATATCGCCTATGCGGATGACGATGTGGCCCATTCCGACATGGATCCCCTGGTAAACCGAGCCCGCTCCCTGATCCGGTTTCTGTGCAACGCCCGGGTGGAAGAGGGATACATTAGGTTCTCCGTCACATCCGGACGGGTCACGCTGCGTTTTCTGTTCGCCCTTACTGCGGAGGTGGGATAAGCAATGGCATATGCACTCGGTAACAGCAGTAATTTCTATAACCCCCCCGATGAATCCATCACCACGAACATGGTTCTGGAGGACCATTATAAAGACCTGGTCGCCATGGTGGAGATCCTGAACCGGCTCCGGAAAATGGCGGGGGAATCCTCCCCGGATACCTACGATGTGCGGGCTTCCCTTTCGGAGGGGCTCTTGAAAATCGAATATTGGAATGGCTCTTCCTGGATAAGTGCTCTGGAGGCCGACGAGTTCACCGTGGGAATCCTGCACGTGGACACTATTTCCGTGGGAACCCTGGAGACTGCGGGGGCGGAGTTCTTGACCAAGGGAGAACTGATTAAATGGAGGTATCTGTTGCGATGAAGACCCTTATCGCTCCCTGGGTTATCAACCAGGGCTCTTCGTTCTACGAGCACTACGGGCTTTTCGACGATGAGGGAAACCCCCTCTCTCTTCTCGGATATTCCGCTTTTGGCGAGATTCGCGAAGATTACGATTCTGTCAGCCCTGCGGTGAGCATGACCATCGAGAGCGGCAGGCTGAATCTGCATAACGGCGTGCTGACGGTGCGGCTCCTTCCGGCGGACACGAAAAAGCTGAAAGCCGACAAGGACTATGTGTATGACATAGAGCTCGTGGTTCCCGGAGGGGACCGTTTCCGGATCGTGGAGGGGGTTGCGATGGTGCGCCCCGAAGTCAGCAAGGAGGGATAGAGATGGCTGCGAATTTTACCCGCTTGAACCTGGCCAGCTATGCAAATGACACATGGACAACCCTGAAAACTCCCGCGGGAGCTGCCTATAGCGTGGGGGCTGACACGGCAACGACTGTGTCGAGTCTGCATATAACGAACAATTCCGGCGGAGCCATAACGATGGGGCTGAAGATCCTGGACGGAGGGGACAATCTCGTACACCACATTACTCCGGAAGGATTGTCTGTGGACGTAGCATCGTTTCGGGCGAACGGAGAGTTCAATCTTGTCACCGGCGACAAAATCCAGGTCAAATTTTCTGTAGCGGGTTGTAGCATTTTTGCAAACATAGTAGAGGAATGACATGCGCCCCTGGTTTGAAATTATAGGGAGCGCTTTTCGTCTGCGAACCTCCGGGTCTCCCGAGGTGACCGGGACTCTCTGCCCTGGTTTGTCGAAGCTCTATAGCATTCCTGACTTGTTGGAGACCACTCCAGGTTCGGGAGTTTATGACCATTGGACGGGAAGGCCTCCTTTCAGCTATTGGTGGGAATTTCTGTCTGCCTGGGGAATTATCCCTGGGAGTAATCCGAGATCGTTGACGTTGAGAATCGGCGGCATAAATTACCCCGTGGTGATCTACGAGTATGACGAAGACACCACGCTCTCCGGCTCTATCGGGAATTCAACCAATGACTCCCATGGAGTGGTGGTGATCTGCCATGGCAAGCTCACCCTCTCCAACGTAACCACCGCGGCTCGTAAACGAGGGCTCTTTATCTGGGGAGACGAGGTTGTGGGTACTGCGAATATGACGCAGAAAGGCGCTCATGCTACGGGGCAAAACCTGTATTTGTATCCAGGAGTTACGGTGCCCGCCGCCGCAGGTATAGGGGGAACGGCTTATGCTTATCGCCCTGATGGGCATTCTGGAAGCAGCGTTTATGCAGGGCCGAATGCAGGAACGGCACCTTCGATAGGTTGTGGCGGAGGCTTTAGTGGCAAGGCTTGGGCCACACGTCCAGGATCTCCTTGTGATCCTGATACTACAGGGGGAACGTCTCACGCATACGCAGGACAGGGAGGCAGAGGTACTTCGTATTGCGGAGGGGCTGGCGGCGGAGGAATAATGGTGATGTGCTATGCCAATACGGGAAGCTATACGGGGCGGGGAGAAAATGGTTCCGGCGTATCTACGGGAGGGCAATACTGGCAAGCTGATGACCAGAACGGAAAGTATAATCCGTATTCCACTACGTATCGCGGCAGTTCCGCCGGCGGCGGTTTGCTCGTGGTTACTGGCAGGATTGTTTCAGGAACATTTACTGCTTTAGGGGGCAATTCATCTCACTCGTACTGCGGTAATGCCGGTGGCGGTTGCGTGGTGGCTTTAGCGAACGAAATAGGCAGCGTCTCTAAATCCGTCGGCAATGGCGGGTATCTCATTCAGGAGGTGTGACATGCAAGTCATAAGGTTGAGTAATGCCGCCACTCCTCCTGACGTTACAGCGATTACGCCGGCATCTTCTGCGGGTCAGGGTATTCAGGTCGTCAGGCTTACAGATGCCAATGCGCTTCCTGATGGAGTGCCGGCCATCCGTACCGCGAGAGTGCCCTATAGGAGATTGCGGGGAAGTTACGTTCCGGGGACCGAGTATAGCGAAGGCGATGAGGTTATAGTCTCCTCCGGATCGTGGTATCTCTCGCTGCAAAACGGCAATACGGACGAGCCCGGCCCCGCATCCCCGAACTGGGCGCTCTCGAACATCAAGATTGATGTGGAGTTTGCCCCGCTGGATCATACCCACGACGGCGTATATTCCCCCGTCGAACATGACCACGCGGGAGAGTATGCGCCCTCATCGCATAACCACAACGCGCTCTATGCCGGGTTGTCCCATGCACATTCGGAGTACGCCTCTGCATCTCACGATCATGACGGGGATTATTCCGGCATAGATCATACGCATACGGGTTTTGCTTCTACCGATCACGCTCACACGGAATACTCGCTTACCACTCACGACCACGATGATGCCTATGCGGGGATGCTCCACGCTCATACGGAATACGCCGACACGGACCACGAGCATACAGAGTATGCGGCTGCATCTCACGATCATGGAGGTATATACGCAGAGGCGGAGCATGCTCATACCGGATACGCCGCCGTCGAACATGTTCATTCGGAATACGCCGAGGCTGAACACACGCATACGGGATATGCCTCTGCCTCTCATAACCACGACGAAACATATGCTGGGCTGGACCATACACACACCGGCTTTTCAGCCACGGACCATACCCATGCGGAATACTCGCTTACCACTCACGACCACGACGAAGCATACGCCGAAGCTGGACACACGCATACAGGGTTTGCCTCCTCCGACCACGACCACGACGAAACATATGCCGGGTTGGTCCATACTCATACGGAGTATTCCGCGACATCTCATAACCACGACGATGCCTACGCTGGACTGGAGCATATTCATACCGGATATGCGATCGCCTCTCATGACCATGATGAATCCTACTCCGGATTGGATCATACGCATACGGGATATGCCTCGACATCTCACGATCATGACGAGGATTACGCCCCCTTGGCAGCCTATGCGCCCCTGGATGGATGGCAATCCTTCGGCAATGCGACCGCCACATCAGCCGCTGGATTTTCCGTTACCGACAATGCGGCGAACCAGGTGATTTTTGTACCGGGACGGCCTTTGAAGATGGTTTCCGGGAGCACCACCACGTACCATATCATCGAGGACTACACCACGGGAGCCGTGACGCTCTCCGGGGGCGTGCTCACGGCGAGTACCGAGTACGCCGTGAGTTACGGCGATTTCCCCCGGCTGGTCAAGATGGACGTGCACTTTCCCGGAGCCTTTGCGGAAGCCGCTACATCCACCGCCATCGCGAGCCTGCTGAAAGATCCCCTCTACTGGGATCTGGGGCCGGGGGTGCTGTGCGCCGTGAAGCATATTATCCAGGCCGAGGACAGCGCGGCGACGACTACGCAGCCAGCCATCAACGTATCTCTCGGGGGCACAGACGCTCTTTCTGCCGACGACGAGACCGCCACGACGCGCCAGATGACAACGTGCAATGCCGAGGTCGAGTATGGCGACGTGGTGGAAATTGAGGTTGTGCAAGCCACGGGGGGGACTCCGGGACATGACGCGGAGGGGCTCTCGATTTCCTTGCTCTTCGTGCTGACATAGGAGGCTGCAATGGGGTTTGTAATCAGGCGCTCGCCACGCATACAGCAACCGGCGGCAGAGATCCCGATAATAGGGGTGCAAGACATAGGATCACGACAACAGTATGGAGCGGTGTTGAGACAGGTGTGCGTTGGCGAGGAAGGGCTCCAGGCGGCGACTCTTGGAGAATCCTTTTTCAACAGCCACCCTTCGTATCAGTTTACCGAATGGATCGACGGGGGGGGAAACTATTTTCGCCGGATTCCCATCTGTTACTGGTGGCGAGGAAGTCTCCCTAACGTTTCAGGCTCTGGAACCAGGTGGACCATGTTGCTCTCTCCTACTCCCGTCACATGGAATGACCTCGTTTTTTCGGCCATTCCTGGGGCATTCCAGCGGAATGACGCATGGATGGATCAATTCTATTATGGCACCTACCGGGGGCACAATGCGGGAAACGATACCATGGGCTCCGCTCCGGGGCAAACGCATTGGAATGGGATTTCTCTCTCCGAGGCTCGTGCGGCATGCGAGGCTAACGGCGAGGGATATCACACGCAATCCGTTTTTGAGTGGCATGACATTCTTGCGCGTATGGTGATTGAAAAAAATACCTTCGATCTTTTCCCCCGAGACATTCGGAATATCCCGGAGTCATGCCAATGGCGCGGCATTCGAGAGATGTGCTATGCCATCAGCACGGGTATTGAGGGTGAGTGGGTGGACGGCATCAAGAGAGGCTCAAGTAGCAGATACGCGTACTGGGCTCAGGCGGGAGGGAGCTATTATCAATCAGGGTTAACGATGATGTCCGGATCGGGCGTCTCTGACAGCCTGAAAAAGGCAAACACTATCTACGGTGACGCCGGGGTAAACGCAGGGTGGCTGTTCCTTGCCAGCTCTTTAGACCAGTATAGCTTTGTACCCTGTTATTCTGGGTATAACAACACTCTCAGCAATACTGTGGGGCTTGCTAATTTCCGCCGGTCTAAGGTTTACACCGGAGCATTTTCGATAGAGTTCCAAGTCCAGGAATCGTTGTACTTTTCGTCATATTCCGCCGCCCGTCTGGCGAAATGGTGATGCCTGAAAGAAAGGGGTGTTACATGAAAATCTATGTGGACCCAGGCCACGGCGGCACGGACCCCGGAGCCTGCGGAAAGACCCAAAGAGAAAAAAACGTAACGCTGGAAGTGGCCCGTAGCCTCCGGGATCGATTGGAGGAGATGGGCCACACCGTTTTGCTTTCCCGGTACTCGGATGCGGACGTGCCGCTCAGCTCCCGCACCTGCAAGGCCAACGAGTGGGAGGCGGAGGTGTACCTGTCCATTCACTGCAACGGGGCGGCAAACCATCAGGCCCACGGGTTCGAGGTCTGGACCTCCGTAGGACTCACGGAGGCGGATGCGTTAGCCTCTCACATACTGGAGGCGTGGAGATTCCGTTTCCCCTCGGTACGTCTCCGTCAGGACTGGGCGGACGGAGACGGCGACAAGGAATCACAGTTCTGGGTACTTGCAAAGAGCCGAATGCCCGCCGTGCTCGTGGAGCTGGGGTTTATCACGAATCCGAACTTCGAGGAGCAGACGGAAAACCCGCAGATGATCCAGGCTTGGGCGCGGGCCTTGGCGGAGGGGATAGGGAGATGGACCCATGGACGATCTTAGCCGCTGTTGGGATTGCGTGCGGGATCTGGTGTTCTTCATCGTTCCGCCCGCCCTGATCGGCATGGCGGGGAGCCTGGTGCGGTATCTGCGGAAGCATCGGCACGAGCCCTTTTCCTGGGGCTCTTTTTTGTCGGGCATGGTCACCGCCGGATTTATCGGGGTGCTCATGTCCTGCCTCGGTCGAGGGCTCGGGCTGAATCCTCTGGTGGTCTCCGCCATGGTGGGCATGGCGGGATATTCCGGCGGGCGGATTCTGGATCTCGGGCAGGAAGCCCTTTTCCGGTGGATAACCCACCGGGGAACAAAATAAGGAGGAATGGAAATGGATATTCTTGTGGAAACCGCGAAAGCCTTCTGGCGGGATGTCAAGACTACGAAGGAAAGCATGGACGAATTCGAGGAATGGAATTCCGTGGGAGAGATTCTGGATAACCTGAAGACCGTGGCGGAGCTCTTCGGGCGCGCCATGCTCTGCGTGGAGACTGCGGTGGTGCAGACCGGCAAAATCCTCACTTCGGAGGAGAAGCGGGCCGCCGCCGCCAAGGTGCTGGATGCCATGGTGCCCCTCCCCGGATTCGCGGAGCTTTTGGACGGCCCCGCCTTCGAGTACGGCCTGGGGTTTATCGCCTCCTTCTGGAACAAGAAGGTGGGGCACGAATGGCCGACGGAATAGCCCGCAGTTACGAGCATTGGGTGGCGGTCTTCGAACGGCATGCGGGGGTGCGATGGCATCCCCGTACCGTGTTGTACCGGAACGAGGCGGGAGAATGGCGCTCCGCTCTGGCGGAAGAGGTGGAATACGAACCCACCAGGGGGATCCTTACGTATTATTTCGATGCGTCCCATCCCGGAATTATCTACCTCGGCAAGGTGGTGGGGGACGGCCGGTATTGGAGGACGAGGATCCACGAGCTCGCCCGGCTGCACGGGTGCGATGTGATCGAATCCATCACCTACCGCAACCCCGAGACCTGGAAGCGCAAGTACAACGGCGAGATCCACGGACATATTATCCGTTGTCCCGTGGAGGGATTCATGAATGATGAGGAGGTGCTTTTATGACGCGGATCCTGCTTCTGGTATATCTCTCTGCCGCCATGCTCGCCAGGCCCTTTCTCGCCCCCTTCGGGAATCTGCTTTTTCCGAAAAGAAAGGAGCCCTGCGGTGGATAGTCTCCTGATTTTGTGCGGTTATGCCCTCTGGCTGCTTCCCTGGACCTGGATCCACGAAGGAGGGCACTATCTCGCGGCGCTCCTTCTCGCGGAAGAAAAGATCTCCTTTTCCCTCTGTTTCGGCTCCCTGGGAAAGCTCCGGGTTCCCCGCTGGATCTGGGCATTGCCTCCGGGGCTTCCCAGGTATAAGCGCCTCGCCATCTGTTACGCCGGATTCCTGGGGGAATTTGCCGCCGGGGGGCTGATCTTTTCGTTTTCTCTGCTCTGGGGGTGGATCTACTTCGTGGGGGCCTTGGCCCACCTGGGGTTGTATCCGCATTACTCCGGGGATCTGAACGATTTCACGTATCCCAATATGGAATAAGGAGGTTGCCATGACCATATTACTACTCCTCCTGGCTATCTTCGTGCTCCTCCCCTTGTGCCGTCCTCAGAAAGCCTGGGCCAAGGGGGGATCTTCCACGCAATCCACCAACGTCTCCATTCCTCCGGAGCAATGGTTCGAGGCCATCGCCCGGGAACAGCTCTCCCAGAGTGCTTATAACAAGGCCCAGCAGGGCCAGAGCTACTGGAACATGGCGAACCAGATGATGGGCCTCCCCGCCGTGAACTATGATGCCCCCTACCCCGCGACCCCTACAGGCCCCTTCGAGTGGACCCATGACCAGAACCAGGGTTCCTCCTGGGGAAGGGGCTGGGATGGCAAGAACCTTGCGGCGCCGTCGCTCTTTCAGGCACAGGGCCAATCCGCCATTCCGGGGGCCTTCCAGGGGAGCGCAAGCACCGCACGGGGCGGAGGCTCCGCGCCGAATGTTGGATATGCCCCTTCCCGTGAAACGGGAGCCCAGTACATCGGCAGATCGGACGGCGGACCTTCCACGGGTTCCGTCCGGTACGGCATAGGTCCGGACGGACAGCGGCATCCCAGGGACACGGGGATGAATCCGACATGGAATACCAGCCCCGCCATTCGCCCCGAGACTCCCGCATGGCAGGAACGAATGAACGTGGGGCTCATGCAGGACTTCGGCCAGGGGCTTTTGGGAATGGATGCGAACCTAGGGAGAGCGAACACCGCTCTCGGCAATCAGGGGGGCTCTCTCAACGCCGCCACAGGGGCTTTCAACAAGGCGGGAGGTTATTTCGACCAGGCGTCGGGAGCCTTCAACGCCGGGAACCAGTACGCGGGGCAGGCGGCTTCGGCGGCCCAGGGATCGCAGAAATATTTCGACAAGGCCGCAGGATCCGCCGACAAGATGGCGGCTCCGATTTCCAAGCTGGGAGCCCTGGGAGATGAGATGCAGTCCACTCTTCTCCAGGGGAAACTCCCGGACAGCTACCAGGAAAATTGGATCAAGGGCAATCAGCGGGGGTTCGATGAGATGATGGGCTTCAACCTCAACAGCCTCGCCTCTCGGGGGGTAATCAACTCCTCGGTGGCCAATCGAAGCCTGGGAGAGGTCAACGACCGCATCAACGAGAGCTATGCCCGGAACTTTTTGGATTCCATGGCATCCCAAAGAGCTAATTACGATAGCACCGCCGGGAAATATACGGACCAGATCGGAGGGCTTACGAGCCAATCCGGAGCCTACAGCAACGCCGGGCAGGGCTATATAGGATCCGCGAACGCTCTTTCCACGGCGGGACAGACCGCCAATGCTTCGGGGCAGGGCATGATGGGAGCGGGACAGGGATACCTCGGGGTAGGCCAGGGACACCTCGGCGCCGCCGAAGGATGGGGACAGAACTTTACCCATTCCCTCACCAACGCCCAGGCATCCATGCTCCCCTACCAGACCCGCCTCTCGGGAGCCCAGGAAATGATGGGTATCGGGGATACCATGGACAACGACCTCAAGAACCTGTATTCCATGTGGAGCTCCCACCGCTACGGCGTGCCGGGAGATACCATAGTCAGCCAGGGTAAATAAAGGAGGCACACGCAATGGCGATGGATCCCATGATCTTTTTACAGCCCCTCTTCGGCTCGCTCCTCTCCGGTCTCTTCGGAGGCGGGGGGGGAGCCCAGGCCATCTCCCATCCCAAGGGAGGGGCGGCGCAAAACTATCAGCAGTGGCAGGAGCCGGAGAGCGAAAACTACAGCTACGCAAACCCGGTGCAACGGAACCTTACCGCTCTTCTGCCCGCTCAGCAGCAGCCTGATCCTCTGGCGATGTTCTATCAGCATGGAAGGCGGTGGTAAACCGTGGGAGTGGCAGTAGTACGTCGGCAGCCCTCCTTTCTGGAGGAGCTCGGACAGCGGCTTATTCCGGCCCTCCTGGGACAGGCCATAGAAGACGGCAAGCGGCGCTCCTATGCCGCGGCGGAACAGGGGCTGTACCAGAGCCTCTTCGATCAGGTACGACAGGCTCCGGGGGCTCCTCCTCTCGATGTGACCCCGCAAACCCCATCAACCCCCTGGGATAAAGCCTACGGAGTTCCCCAGGGAGGAAATGACGCCTCCTGGCTCGACACGTGGGACCAGGCGCATCGAGGCACCAACGACCCCATGGCTCTTCTGGGGCAAGCTATTCAGAGCGACTTTGCCAAAAAATACGGAGCCGAGGGAGCCATGAAGGGATTTCAGAGCATCATGGGGGTGGTGGATGCGCAGCAACAGGCCCAGGCGGCCGCCGCGAATCGTTCGGGAATGGACAGCCTCGCCACCCACATGGGCTCCCAGAATTACGACTACCGGAGTCCTCATCAGGTTATGCCGGATTGGATGCGCTTCGGCATGTACGGAGGCAACCAGGGAGAATTTACGGATATCCTCCAGCACCTCTCCCCGAACATGAAGTTCCAGGAGATGGATCTGGGGGATCAGAAACTTGCCGCCGCCTTCGATCCCGGTACCGGGGCCTTTAACCCCCTTTTGCAGGCCCCCGTGGGGGTAAGCCCGGATACCAGATACGCCCAGAACGCCCAGACAGCCCGGAACCGGGAAGACTGGGCGCTTCGGGCGGCGGAACGAAGGGCGGATCCCAAATATCAGCTTATGGTGCAGGCCCACGAGCGATACCAGGCGGGGGACCGCACACCGGAGGTTATGCAAGCCCTTAACCTTGCACAAACGGCATCTTCCCAGAACGACGATTTGTTTTCGCCGTCAGAGTTAAACGCCGAACATCGCCTTTGGACTGGAGGGGTGGATCCGTTAACGGGAAGGCCTCTCCAAAGCTGGACAGTGGAACTCTACCGCCGGGGAGTTTCCTCACAGCAACTTAAAGCCTATATTCTGGAAAGTTGCCGTGCTAAGGGGAAGGGGCTGCGCGCTGCGGAGCAAGTTTACAACAGCATAATCAACTCCCCCACTGACCCTTATTTTATCCCGATGGAGGAAAGAGCCCTGCAGAGGGAAGAAGACCACGTCGCTCTTGCCAAGGACTTACTTGCGAAAGGGTGGAGCCCCGAAGAGATTTTAGCGGAGGCCTCAGACACTCCGGAAGCATACCGGATTATCCGAAAATTCTTCTCCGGCAAAGACAACTCTCCTTTGATGGGTAGGAATTAAAAGTAAAGAAGAGTCTCCTTCCGGTTGCCGGGGGGAGACTCTTTGCACATATAAGGAGGATTCCATGAGCCTTTTTTCGCAGCTCGATCAGCAATTCCAGAAGAAAGCCCTGGCGGAGCCTGATAAAGAACCGAGTCTTTTTGCACAGCTTGACCGGCAATTTCAGGGGAAGCCCTTGGGGACTCCTTCGGAAGGGGGGAGTCTTTTTGCACAGCTTGACCGGCAGTATCAGCAAAACGAGGTGGTCACGGCACCTAAAAAAAGTCTTTTTGCAGAGATAGACTCTCTGTATTCAAAACCACTACCCTCTCCGGCCCCTGAAGGGCGCTCCCGTCCTCACGACCGATCTTCCCGGAACCCCCTTTTCGCCCCGCTGGCACACGATACGGAAAGCAACGTCACGAACGCCTTGAATAATGCCTATAAAATGGCCGGCCCCGTCATGTGGCTTCTGAATATGCTGGATCGCCCACGGGCGACTCTTGCCGCCACCGCCGGAGCATTGACGAGACAATGGGGGGCCGACAGAATAGGCAAGGCTCTTGCGGGGGAAGATCATGTTTCCTGGGAGGAGTTCCTCCCGAAGGAAATCATGAGCCCTGGATCTTCAGCATCTTGGGGAGTGCTGGGATCCCCCACGGCGGAGCTTATGGGACGGAAACTCATGGATTCCTCCTATGCAAAGCCCACAAACCTGACCCCCTGGCTGGGCTTTGCCGCAGATGCCCTGCTGGATCCCCTGAACTTCGTATCCATGGGGGTGCTTACGAAATCCGGCACCTCCGGGAAAATGCTCAAAAATCTGATGCAGGCTCACGGAGACGACATAGCCAGAGCCACGGGAATCAGGGACGTTTCCGAGATTATCCAGGGGCTTTCCAAAGGGGACGAGGCCATTCTGGGGGTGCTTCGTGCCAAGGAGGTGCCGGAAAGCTCTCTGAGTCTTGCTCAAAAGGCTTCGGAATATCTTGCCCCCACCCTGCGCGAACAGGCGGAACGGGGACAGTGGGCCCTGGCGAGGTTCGGCCCCTGGTTTACCCCGAAATCCGTAAACCTTCGGGCGGCCAATACCATGGGAAAAATCCGGGAAGGCATCCCTAAAACCATAGTGGGGAAAGCCCTTATCAACCGCTCGGGTAATGAGCTGTTTGATGAGTCTGCCCGGAACCTTCTGATAGAACGCCGGGCAAGCGAGACGGATCTTCTGGAAAACATCGCCTGGCTGAAAGATACTTTCGAGAATCTTCCCGAAGGCGAACGTTTTACGGAAAAATTGGCGGCTCTGGGGGATATCACGAGGCAGCACAAGTTCGGGATGGCCCTCCAGGGCCGCTATAACAACGCCGCCGCTTTTCTGAAGCAAATCCCCGAGGAAGTGCGCAATATGGACCTGTGGGAGGTGGCGGCCCTCCCCGATGGACCCACAAAAACTCATCTCATGGATCTTTGGAAGAGAATGGATCCCGTGGATGCAAACGCGGGACAATCCTTTATGCACGTTTTCGAGCGGCGGGTACGCCCACTCCATGGAGATATGCCCGAAACGCCAGGAATGAAGGAATTCGCGGAACAAGTGGAAGCTCTGCGGGACAAGTACGGGCTGGAAATGGACCAGGCAGGTATTCCGTATAATCGCATATCCCAGGTAAACTATATCCCCCACGTGGGGGCGGAGAAATCGGAAAAACTTTCGGGGAAAGTTATGCAGTATCTGGAAGAGGCCACGCCGCGCCCCGTAGATACGGGCCGCTTTTCCGTGGCGAATACGCCCCCCATCTCGGTTTCTTCCGTGCCGAAAGATGCCGTTATCGTTCCCGAAAAAGTCGATAAAGAGGGCTTTCTGCCTAAAATGCTCGGGAAAATCTATAATACCGATGCCCCCGCCATAACCACGCCGCACCAGCTGAGCCGAAAGATGAAATGGATAACGGACCCCGAAACGGGGCAGGAGTTTATAGGGCACACGGAGTTCTTTGCCCTGAGAAACGGTATACCCGAAGAACAGGTACTATCCCGGCAGGCTACTGCCATGGAAATACATCATGCCCTTGCCAAATCCGGAATAAAAGACCCCCTTTTCGAGACAAACCCCGTTCAGGCGCTTCTGGTGGCGGAGATCGAAAACGAACGGGCCATCTTCGGAACGAAAATGATGGATTGGGTTTTAAGCGAAGTAGGAGAGGATGCCCTGCATCTGGGGGGGAAGGTGCGAACCCTGGCGGATCATGCGGAAAACGGGGCTCTTCCCCAGGGAATGAAGGTTTACATTCCGGGGCCCCCGCGATTTGGATCCAAGTGGGGAAGCGTGCATTCCGTAAACTGGGCGGAAGGAACCGCCAAGGTGCACATCCAGAGACCCAAAGTAAAAGGAGACGTGCACCTTTTTAAAGAGATTCCTCTCCATCAGCTCGTAAGCCGGAAAGACTTGGAAACATCCATCGAGAAAGCCGCTCGAAATACCGGAAAAGATAGTCGCTTCGTGCGACTTGCGTTGAAAATGCCCTCCTCGTACATGGAGGAGATGAGTGTTTCTCAGAGGGTACGCAGCTATGTTCCCGATGAGGCGATAAGCAAGCTTGGACAGATGGATTTTCCGAAGAATAGAGTTCCCGGGAATGTTCCTTCCATGAGCCATATTCCTTCTGATGAAAAGAAGCTGCTCCGCATGAGCCTGAAGGAGATGGAGAAATTTCAGGGGAAGGAATTTGATTTTCATGGAGGAGCACGTATTTATTTTGCTCCTGGTTCTGGAGATGAGACTTGGGAAAATTATGTGCGACATCTTATTTCCGGAGGGAGTGGGGGGGATTCTATACGGAGAGACAGGGTGACCAATCTTTTCTATCTTGAAAAAGTGCTTCAGGATCCCGATGTCGTTGTGAGGCAGAAGAACGGGAGGCTCCTTGCCATAGCAAGCTTTGAGGAGACGAACGAGAAGGGGAAAAACGTTTATCGGAACATTGTTCTTGAAGCGGGGAAAGATGGAAAAGTTAGAACCGTGACAGCCTTTCCTCAACTGAGAGGAGATCACTACAAGAAGATTGCGAACAGCGAAGATTTTGAGTTGCTGACCGTATCTGACCGCATAAGAAAACCCCAAGGTATCGCACCTGATAACCTTGGGGGCCAGACCTCGGCTTCTCAGCTGGAAGGTGCTGCGCTCCACCGAGCGGGAACCTCGACCGCAGAAGGGAGCGACCCCTCTTTGGTGAGGAGGAGTATGATACCTCCGGAAGAGGGCGTTGTCAATACAATTTCCCCCTCCCGGGAAGCCTTTGAAATAATACGGAATATTCCCGTACCGCCAGAAAAAGCCCGGGTAATCGAAGGAATCTGGAAAGCTCACGTAGCTCCCCGAGAGGCAATGAACGAGCTGGAAAAAATCTGGAAGGGATATACCAGCCTTTGGAAACGGTACACTCTTTTTCCCTTCATGGAATACCATGTGCGGAATGTGGTGGGAGATCTCTGGAACGGGTGGCTTCAGGGGTGGGATGCCCGAAGCATGGCATCGGACCTCTATGCAGCCATGGAGATTCAAAAGGGGAAAAGCTTTTCTCTCACCACCGGAGTATACGGGAGGCTTTCCGGAGAACAGGTTCTTCAGGCGGCGAAGCACCAGGGAGTAATAGGCTCCGGACAGTATAGCGAGGTGCTGAAAAAGCAACTTTTGAGCGCCCGGGATTCTTCGAAGGCCGCCGGTCCTCTTCTCGGCTCTTCATGGCAGGATGATGTCACAAGGGCCTGGGGAGCTGGAGAGCGCCGTGCGGGGCAGCTTGTCAGTGATATGAAATTGCAGCCCGGGGCAACCCTCAAAAGAGGCGTAAAAAAAGGAGGGGCTCTTGCACGAGATCACCTGGTGGATTTACAATGGGCCATGGAGGCGGGAGGCTTTTTAGAGGATAACCGCCGCCTGGGGCTTTTCCTGCACCGCCTCAAAAAAGGAGATTCCTATTCCGAAGCGGCCAAAGCCGTGACGAAGGCCCTTTTCGACTATAACGATATCACTCCCATAGAAAAGCAGATCCGTACCTACGCCATTCCCTTTTACACCTGGTTCCGGAAAAATATTCCTTACCAGTTAGAAATGCTGGCGAGGAAACCCGGGAAAATCGCCCTGCTGCCGAAGATAAAGGGACACATGGAAGGATATCATGATAGCCGGGTACCGGAGAGCCTGGTTCCGGAGTGGATGAAGGACGGCTTCCCCATCAACATGGGAAGAAACGACCAGGGGCAGGAACGCTTTGCTTTGCTCCAGAACTGGATTCCCACGGTAGATCTTTTTTCTTTTCTCACGGATCCGTCCGGCATGGGGCAATCCGTGCTCAGTAGCCTGAACCCCCTTGTAAAGGTTCCTGCGGAACAACTTCTGAACAAGGACTTTTACTTTGGAAATTCCATAGATACGCTTCGAAATTCCGAAGATCCCTGGAGGATGTTCTCTGGTAACGAAAGAACAAACTATCTCGGCCAGGATATGTCTACCTCCATGAGGAAGTGGTCCGAGCTCCTCCCCATAACAAGATTGCTTTCCACGGCGGACCGGCTGAACCCCATGGGGGTCTTTGACGCCCCTTCGGGATATTCCCCCGCGGCGATCAACCCGGATGCCGTGAAAACAAGGCCCTGGCACACGGAAATGACTACGGGAGAGAAACTTACAAAGTTCCTGACAGGGTTGAAGGTGTACCCCGTGGATGTGCAGAGACAAGCTATGTTCGAGATGTTAGGGGTCCAGAGGTCCGGCTCGGAGCCAGGGCTTACCGAGGGGAACCTCATGAAGCTCTTGAAGCGGGCGTATATGGAGGGAGACCAGAGAACGGCGGAACACTACCGGAAACTCCTGGAAGAGCTACATCGTCAGATGTTGGAAAGACAAAAAGACTATCGGAGATACAACGAGCACCGGAGGCAACTTCAGTAA